ACTTTTTCTAATATAGAAATGAGTTTGAAGATAATACTATTAATTTTGTCTATTGGTTACACAATCAGTAGATGGTTTAATCTACACAAAGGAAATGGGGAAGTTAAAGATAAGTAAAGACAGTATGCCTTGTAACAAGCCTAAAGCTCAACACAGTGGGACTAAGTCTCATGTAGTTAAAGCTTGTTCTAATGGTGTTGAAAAAATAATTAGATTTGGTCAATTTGGAGCTAGTACTGCTGGTAAACCTAAAGACGGAGAATCTGATAAAATGAAGGCTAAAAGAAAATCTTTTAAAGCTAGACATGGAAAAAATATAGCTAGAGGTAAAATGTCAGCAGCTTACTGGGCGGATAAAGTAAAGTGGTAGTATGGCTTACAAAATGAAAATGGGTAAGTTATCTATGGACAATACTCCCATATATCAAATAGATACCGATGAAGGCGTTATGGGTCAAGCTAATAAAAACGGCTCAATTGTTGTTGATAAGAATCTTGGTCCATTAGAACAAGAAGATGTTGTTCGCCACGAAAAAGTTCATTTAGATCAAATGGAAAGAGGAGACTTGGACTACGATGATGAATTTGTTTACTGGAAAGGTAAAAAAATGCCTAGGTCAGCAATGGAAGAAGGTAGTAAAAAGCTTCCTTGGGAAAAAGAAGCTTGGAAAGCAAATAAATTAAAATATACGTAATAATATAAGTATACACATTAACAATTAAACATTAACAAATAAAACAAAAAATTATGGCATTTTATATGAAACCCGGTCGAGGCCCAATGATGAAAACAGGAAACGCAATTCCTTCGGTTTTATTACAAACACCAGCGAGTGTGAAACCTACTAACGATAAAAATAAAAAACAAAAACAAGATCCTGGCTTTTTTAAAACTGTTGCTAGTGCTTTCAGCGATGCTTACAAAGGCGGTAAAGGCGTAACTTATGGAGGTGGATCAAGCGGCCCAATTTTTGGGCAAGGTAATCCTGGTAGCGGCTCTAGAGAAGGTAATAAAGATATATCTCTAGGACCTATTGCTGCTGCTAAAGCAGGTTACAACTATTTATTTGGTGATAAAAAACCAAAAAATGCGGCTCACGGTGGAACTATGAAGGCTACTAAGTTTAAAAATCTATCTGAAGGATATTAATAAATGAATAAAGTATTTCAATGGCTTACCGGCGGCGTCATCAAAAGCATTGGTGAAGTCGTTGATAACCTTACCACTACCAAGGAAGAAAAACTTGAAGCGGAAAGACTTATACTAGAGATACTAGAGAAAGCAGATACTGATGCTCAAGCACAGGTAACTGAACGCTGGAAAGCGGATATGGCTAGTGATAGTTTTTTAGCTAAAAACATACGCCCCATAGTTTTAATATATTTAACTTTCATTTTTACTATATTGTCTTTCTTTGACGGTAACATAGGAGGTTTCTCAGTAGCTGAGCAATACGTGCCAATATTTCAAACATTATTGGTAACTGTATATGGAGCGTACTTTGTTGGTAGAACATGGGAAAAAGCAAAAAGATCAAGTGATAATAAAAAAGAGTAACAAAAATTATGTCAAAAACAATTAAACTAAATCAAATGGAATTCAAGATTACAGAAGAAGAATTAAAAACAGTAAGAGAGAACCAAAGTAAAATGAACCAAGCATTAAACCAAGTAGGTGTTTTAGAAGCACAGAAATATGGTTTACTAGGTTATGTTCAAGAAATCAACAAAGAATCTGAAAACAACAAAAAGATTTTAGAAGAAAAGTACGGAGCTGTTAGTATCAACTTAGAGGACGGTTCTTATACCGCAATCACAGAAGAAGTTAAATAACCATACGATGTCTGCAGTTATAAGAAAAATCAGTATAGGTTCTGACTACAAAACAGATGCAATGCATTATGCTGTAGGTCAATCAGTTTACGGAGGTCATGAAATATCTCACATATTGCATAATGAATCTGACAATTCTTATAGCGTTCACATCAAAAAAAACAACGAGGTGATGCCATGGAAGAAATTTAATTCTAACATGGCAATATCTGTTGAGTATGATTTAGAGTATTAATGAAGAGTTTAAATTCGTTTATTGTAAAACCTTATAAAGATAGGTACAATAATAAACTAGAAAGCGGCTTAATAACTAACGCTAGTATTGAAAGCTTTCAGCACATAAGCAAAGAGGCTGTGGTTATTGAGACTCCTAAGAACATAAAGTCACCTATAAAAAAAGGAGATATTGTCATGGTGCACCATAATATATTTAGAAGATATTACGGTATGAATGGCAAACAAAAAAACGGTAGCACTTACTTTAAAGATGATTTGTACTTTGCTCATGTAGATCAAGTGTATTTATACAAGCAAGATGGAAAATGGCAAACTAATTTGAATTATTGTTTTGTAATACCTATTAAAGAAACAGACGTTTTAAAGAGTCAAAAAGAACAAACTAATACTGGAATACTAAAATACGGTAATAGCGAGTTAGAAGCGCTTAAAATCAATCCTGGAGATCTTGTAGGGTTTAATCCTATGAGAGAGTTCGAGTTTATATTTGATAACAAGCGATTATATTGTATGAAATCTAATGATATTGTAATTAAGTATGAACATAAAGGAAACGAAGAAGAATATAATCCTAGCTGGGCAAATAGCAGTGGAGGAATTAATAAAGGTAGCTAAAGAAAAGATCGTAGACTCAGATGATGATATTTCGGCTGATAGACTTAAAAATGCTGCCGCTACTAAAAAGCTAGCAATATTTGATGCTTTTGAAATACTTAACAGGATAGAAGCTGAAGATAGTTTACTAAACGAAACCGCAAAAAAGAAAGACGAAAAATCTTTTAAAGGGTTTGCTGAAGGAAGATCTAGATAATGTACGAGCAAAGCCTATATAAAATATTACCAAACCATTTAAAGGAAAGTGTTATTAAAAAAAATAATACCTACAAAAAATGGGAGTATGGTTACAACAAAGAATATGACATAGTTGTTATTAGTAAAACTGGACAAATAGGTGAAATCTATGAGATCCAAAATCTAAAAATAGCACTACCACCTGTTCCTGCTAAATTAAAAAAAGGTAATGACAAGTGGACTAAAAAAAGATACCCTAAAGAATTAAGTAAAATAAAATCTGTTTTTGACTGGGATGAAAAATCAACAGAATTTAAAGAACAGTGGTACGACTATATTGACGACGAATTTACAAATAGAGAAGAAGGTTTTTGGTTTGTTAACAATGGCAAATCAACATATATTACCGGTACTCATTATATGTATCTACAGTGGTCAAAAATTGATGTAGGCGCTGCCGATTATAGAGAATCAAATAAAATATTCTTTTGGTTTTGGGAAGCCTGTAAAGCAGATAGTAGATGTTACGGTATGTCTTATTTAAAAAATAGACGTTCTGGTTTTTCATTTATGGCTTCAGGTGAAACGGTAAATATGGCAACAATATCTACAGATGCTAGATTTGGTATACTATCAAAATCCGGTGCAGATGCTAAGAAAATGTTTACAGATAAGGTTGTACCTATATCGGCAAACTATCCATTTTTCTTTAAACCAATACAAGATGGTATGGATCGCCCTAAGACAGAGCTAGCTTATCGTGTACCAGCTTCTAAATTTACAAGACGTAAACTTGATTCAAACGAGAAGTTACAAGAAATAACAGGGCTTGATACAACCATTGACTGGAAAAACACTGGTGACAACTCTTATGATGGTGAAAAATTAAAACTACTAGTACACGATGAAAGTGGAAAATGGGAAAGACCAAACGATATACTTAATAACTGGAGGGTTACAAAAACTTGCTTAAGATTAGGATCTAGAATTATAGGTAAATGTATGATGGGATCAACTTCCAATGCTTTAGACAAAGGAGGATCTAATTTTAAAAAACTATATACTGATTCTGATGTTACTAGAAGAAATGCCAACGGACAAACTCGGTCTGGTTTATACAGTTTGTTTATACCAATGGAGTGGAACTATGAAGGCTACATTGATCAGTATGGTGCACCTGTATTTAGTACACCTACAAAACCTGTTTATGGCCCTGACGGGGTTAAAATAGAATTAGGGGTAATAGAGTATTGGGAAAATGAAGTTGAAGGATTACAAGAAGACCAAGATGGTTTAAATGAATTTTACAGACAATTTCCTAGAACAGAAAAGCATGCGTTTAGAGACGAAGCAAAACAATCTTTATTTAACCTTACTAAAATATATCAACAAATAGATTACAACGAAGATTTAAAAAATACCGGTGTGGTTACACAAGGTAGTTTTCATTGGCAAGGAGGAATACAAGATACAAAAGTAATATTTGTACCAAATAAAAGCGGTAGATTTTTTGTTTCTTGGATACCTGACCAGCATCTTCAAAACAATATTATATTAAAAAACGGGAATAAATATCCTGGAAACGAGTTAATGGGTGCGTTTGGGTGTGATAGTTATGATATATCCGGCACTGTTGATGGTAAAGGATCTAATGGTGCTTTGCACGGCTTAACCACTTTTACTATGGAGAATGCTCCAGCTCACGCTTTTTTCTTAGAATATATAGCTAGGCCTCAAACCGCAGATATGTTTTTCGAAGATGTGTTAATGGCATGTATATTTTATGGTATGCCTATACTAGCTGAAAACAATAAGCCAAGATTATTATACCATTTTAGAAGAAGAGGTTATAGAGGATTTTCAATGAACAGACCAGATAAGCTTTTAAATAAGTTATCTGTTACTGAAAGAGAAATTGGTGGAATACCTAACTCTAGTGAAGATATAAAGCAATCTCATGCAGCGGCCATAGAAGCTTATATAGAGGACTATGTGGGACTTAATGATGAAAGCTATGGAAACATGTACTTTCAAAGAACTCTTGAAGACTGGGCCAAATTTAATATAAATAATAGAACTAGTCACGATGCGTCCATAAGTTCAGGATTAGCTATAATGGCTTGCAACAAGCATAAGTACAGGCCTAATGCGATGAGAACAA